TGGCGGTATTGAAGGCCGTGAACTTGGGGTCAACGTCTTTTTTCTCGGCCTCTGTCGCCTTGCCGTCAACGATAGCGGTATTGATGGAGGACAATAGGTTGTCAATCGCCCCGAACAATGTCACCTTCGCGTTCAAAAGCCCGGTCTTGGCCGGGCCGGAGAGATAGGTATTCTCATATAATTTTTTATAAGTGGCCTCGACCTCGGCCTTGGAAACATTGACCGTATTCAGGTATTTCTCGATCGCTACGGCCTCCGTCTCCGTGACTATACCATCCTTGAACGCCCCGTCCACGTAATAGTTCAGGTCCTCCACGGATTTCTTGGCCTCCTTGATAGACTGATCCAATTCCGGCCACTCATCAAGGTTTTTCAGCCCCGAACCGGCGGTAAAGACCATACGCCCATGAAACTCGCCTGAGCCATCCCCCTTATTCAGTATGAAATAGGTATTACCATCCGTCGAGACAATCCTATCCACCGTCACCCGGCCGGGGAGTATCTCCGTGAAACCGTACACGGTAACGAAGGAACGGGCCCCGTCAAACTGGCTCCCCAATAAACCGGTCAAGAAATAATAGTACCCATCCTCCTCGAACTTATGAGGGCTCCCGGACATCTCGAACGTCCCCTTCCCACCGCTCTTGCCGCACTTCGCATAGAGATAGAGTTTCCCGTAATCCCCCAAGTAGGGACTCGTATACGCCCCCATATCCCAATACTGGTATTCGGAAGGCTTATGGGACTCCTTGATATCACCGATGCCCAGCGTCATGTGCTGCAAGATCAAAGCCGGGGCGGTAAACACCCCGGTGTTGTCATCATACCTGAAATCGGGCATGACGGTCACAGGAGCGGTCTTGCTGTTGACGAAACGGAATTGCAGGGACTCATCACCCACCAAGAGCGACATGGTACGTACCCATATCGGGTCTATGCCCTTGGAGTAATTATCGAAGGCCGCTTCCAGCATCTCTTGCGCCTCGATAGCGTCACGGTAACGGCGCTTGGTAAACTGTAACGCCTCCTTATACCTCTTGTCATTAACGACCTCCTCGCTCTCCAGCTTGCCCAGCTCATCGGACAGGAAACCGCCTACCGGCGTGTTGGATAGCTCAAGCTCCGGGCTGTGGGGCCTATTGATGTAATCCCTCACCCCGGTGATCCGGATCAGGATGCCGTCCGGCTGGAATTGCGGGTCGCTGAAATCGACATAACCGCCGGGTACCAGCTTGGCGCCGATCGCCAACCAATTCTTCTTGGCCCATATGCCGTCCAGCTCTCCGATGAACGTGAATTGCCGCTCCTCACGCTCGTAAAGGCAGCGTACCGCCTCCCGGAACATGTCCCAGCTCGCCCCGGTCTTGGTGGTGTTGTCGCATACGTAGGCGGCGGGAAGGGATACGTTGAAGACGGCGTATTTGTCGCCGACCTCCGGATACAGGGAGGCGTTCGGCAGCGTCATGCCATCCTGCTCGGACGAGACGATCTCGAACTTACGGCCGTCATGTACGTACTTTACGTCGAACTCACGGCCCGCCAGACGGCCTGTCTGGAAGATCACGGTCATGCTCTGGCCGGCGATCAGGCAATCCTCGAAATTAAGGTTATCTGGAATTGACGAGTCGTAAAAATTATAGAACGTGACCTCGTTCCCGTCCGTGTCCTCGCCCGGCTCCGTGTCGGTCTCGCTCACCGTACCGACCCGGGAAGGATAGATGTCGCTGGCGTCGTAGCTGTCCTCATTATAAGAGGAAAGGGGCTTGTCGGCACGGGTGACATACATGCCGTCCTTGTCGGTCTTGTAGCGTCGGCCTTGGTAGGAAAGCTCCTGCGACTTGGGGAGCAGCAAGGTCTGGCTTCCGTAGGCCGAGTAATCGATATTCCGCTCGCCGCCTTGCACGTAAAGGATCTCAACGGGGAGGTTGTCGCCTTGGTTCGCACGACCTACACCGGGAAGGAATCCGTTACCTTTTCCGTAGGATAGCTTTAGAGGAGCGTCCTTGTAATACTCCACCTTGCGGAGGTTGATAGTTTTGCCCACGATCTCGAACTCCGTGTCGAACTCCTCGGCCAAACGCCCCAATACAGCCCAGCATTTCTCATGGTTGAACGACAACAGTTTCTCCGGGGCCTCGATCACCGTGCCGACCGTCCAGCCGGAATCATAAAGATTCAAGTTGTCCACCAGCAGTTCCATGAACATCCCCGGCGTGGCCGTCATGACGAACTTGAGCTTGTACGGCTTGTCGGACAACAGCTTGTACTTATATTTTTTCAGGATCTCCTCGTTACCGCCGAAGGTGACGGTATAGTCGAATACCCTCGTACCCTCCTTCTTGAAATCCGAAGGGTACCACAGCGTGTACCTTTCCCCCTGGTACTCGATATACGCCCCGGTGGGCAGCTCCACGTGATCCACTAGGGAGTAACGCAGCTCCACCTTCTTCGCTTGCGCTATCGCCCGGTAACGATAGCTGTCATCGTCCACCGGGATGTCAAGCAATACCTCGCCCGTCTTATCATAGATACGCATCTCGAACGGTATTTAAAGGGTGTTCGAGACGCTTTCGGGCATACCCAGCAAGGCACGTACCCTCGCCTTGCAGTCGTTACGGTAACGTTCCAGACAGGCGAACTCGGCCTCAAACTCGGCCTCTCTCCCATTATCCGAGCTCAATTTATTCAGCGTTATCGCCTCTACCCGATCGGCGGAATACTCTCTCCGGACCAATCCGGACACGAGACTGTCATAACTCGCAGAAGTCGCCTCGACCAGCGTACCGCCGTCCTCGCACGTGCCGGTATAGGCGTAAGCCGTGCAAGGCTCCGGTTCCGGTTCGCCCCCGTGGCCCTCCGGAACGTAGTTCTCCAAGACCTCCTCGTTCAGGTATAGCAGGTAATGGTTGTCATCGTATTTTACGAATGTCTTTCTCTCCGTGTAAATCGCTCTTGTCTCCATATATTTAAATGTTTTTTAGCCGACCCGGGAGGATCGGCCAAGAGCGATCCCTACGGGTCAAGTGAACCTGAAAAATTTCTTACCGAACTTGTTGGTGAGCACCTTTATCACGGTATCCACCGGCAAGTCCTCGTGAGAGAAGTCCGTGAGCGCCTGATCAATCAAGACGGCGGAACCGGTGAAAGCGTAACGCTCCTCGCCTTTCCATCGGAAACGTATGGCGAGGCACTTCTTTGGCGTGCCGTCCTCGTTTCTCTCGATCTTGCTATCCTCAATCTTATAATCGATCAACTCAATCAGCCTGTCCTCCTCGGGGCCTCTCCGGTCCTCCGGTATCCGGGTATCATAAAGTATATCCTCGAATCTCATTTTCCGGTCGGCCGGGAGATCCTCCCACGGACTTTTTTTATTCCTTATCACCTGTCCCAGTCTTTTCCTTGGTGTTTCCATTCCTAATTTATTTAATAGATTACTCGTATCAGCGTGTTGGATGAAGCCTATACGGGAAGAGGCCCTCCTCCTTATCTCCTCGTCCGGCAAACCCTTCTTTCTCAATCTCGCTATCTGGCGGCAGAGAGCCACCTTGTTACGTTTCCGGACACGGACGTGATCCGGGAAATGCACGTATCCCCCCGTATCGACACCGTCCGTCACGTGCCCGATCTTCCATCTCGGATTAAGACCGATCCTAAGCTCGTTAGCGTAATAAAGACCGATCCACTCGATGACAAGGTGCAAGAATACGGTGTCCTCATGCAGTATCAGGACATCATCGGCGAGACGGTAGCAGAAATCCAGACGGTTCAGATATCCCTTGAACCTGTCCGAGAGATATTGGATCCCTTTGGATAACTCCTCATAATCATGTTCTGTTTTGGCCGTCGCGATACTTTCCTCGATATACCTTTTCGTGTAGTACTCAACCAAAGCAGGGCATTCCCCGACATGGAAGCACCGCTTCAAATCGTGATCGAAAAGATAAAGATAGACAAGCGAGAAGAACTGCGCCAGCTTCGTGCCGGGAAACATACCGGTATCCCCCTCGACGCTGTCAATGATCTCATCAAGCCTTCGCAATAAATGATTATCCTTGATACGTGTCCTGAGCTGGCTTTTCAGTACCGGGTGATTGACGGTCGGATAGAAGTGGTGGATATCGCACAGGAGATAGTCGGTGGTACGTTCCGGATATTTTCTTAAGACCTTCCGGATCATCCTCATGTAGGCGTGGGGACCGCGTCCTCTCACCCCTCCGTAGGTATACGCGGAGAAGGATCTCGTAAAATAATCCTCCACCTCATTGAGCATCGCCCAGTGCTGGACATGATCCGGAAAAGGGAGCATCCCGATAAGACGTTTTTTCGGCTCATGGACGGTCATGAAACGATACGGGGAGGTTACGAACGTCCCGTTTTCAAAAGAGTATAGGAGATCGGAAAGGTTCTTTTCCAAGTCCGCCTCGAACTTTATTATGGCCTTTTTGCCATGCTTGTTCTTGCTGGCATGATCAAAAGCCTTGTAATAGTTTTCTTTCCGGGCTATATCCCCGGAAAAGTCACCTTTTCTCCTCATGGTGTCCCAAGTGTCTTTTAGTGTCCAGTGTCTGCAATCGCCATCGGGTCATGAGCCGTCGGTTTATCAACCTACCGGGACTATACCCTTAGCCTTGATTTTTTGTCCAGTGACAGGGTCTCTCCTCCACTTTTTCTTACTGAATAAATCAGCGGCGTATCCTAGGGGCGACGACCAGTTCACGTTAGCGTTCGAGACCGCATTGTTACCATTGAGGTACGCTAAGCCGGCATTAGCACCGTTGTTCGCATGACCACGACGGAACGGACAGCGAAGGCCGGAAGTTGCGTTGTCGTTATACCAACCGTCAGCGTAATACGTCTCTGAGCTTCCGCTTGCAACCGTAGGAGCGCTACAAAGATTCTGCATACTCAACTCGGTTATATACTTCCAGCCAGCCGGAGAGTTCGCCGGGACTTTCGCCGCTTTTATCAAACCTTCAATCGAATTAATATTAAACTCCGAATAAAGAGATGGGGCTACATAATAATCGGCACTTCCATCCGCTAGCTTATTCATCAGGGCGCCACGCTCGATCAAGCCTATATGACCGTACAGGTTTTTCAAGCCGAAAAAGCAAGGTATATGCATCGTTTGTTTCTTTGTACCATCTTTCCCTATTACATCGTAATCACTCACGCCGACAGAGTCACCCAACTCGACACCGACAGAAGTCGGCAAAAACGGATAGTAACCAAAATCAGTGTTCCACCATCCACCGGCGTCTGTAACACCGATACCGGTACCACCTTGATACAGACCGTTTGCGTCCTTGCTCGTGTTCAACGCGGACTGAGGGTGACGGGTTCCCATGATGATACGATAGATATAACCTACGACGGTATTCGAGACAAACCAACCGGCTTCCCAACCCTCACCTTTCTTACGGGCGTAAGCCCCAAAAGTAGCCGCTGGCAAATAGGTCGCAACCCTACCCAGCAACGTATTATAAGCCGCATCCTTGTTTGAGTCATTATTTCCGCCACGATACCTAACGTCGTTACTCACGACAGAGACTAACGTATTGGTCGTACGGTCGATCACTCCAGCACCCAAGGCGGACGTACCGCCAGCAGGGATATAATAATTCAAACGACCGGGAATAGGCGTTAGACTGACAGCCTCATAGTAATACGTAGAGTCTACCCACCATGAGTAGTAGTGGGCGTTCCAGCACCACAAGTAATCGCCCATAGATCCATCAAGAGTCGCCGGGGAACCATCCGCAAAGCGATGGTGATTCGTCGGGTCCAGTTTACGCCGACTACGGTCCAGAGATACAAGGTAGCAACCCAAACCTAAAATACTGGGTAGCTCACGTAAGAAATCGAGATTACCGTAAGCCTCGCCTATAGGGGTAGAAAACCCACGCTTCCAGCGACGGATCGCTATATGCTTGTTTACGATAGAGACCGCATCGGCGAACGGGATCTGCACCGACTCTCCAGTTTCTTTGGACACTCCCTCGATCAAGTACTTGGAGGGCTGATTCGTATCAGCCAAGGGCAACTGACCGATCGTCTTGCCATTATCAAAGGCCGTGATGATTGCACGCACCTTATCTTCCTCTGCTGTTGTTAATGACATAATTCTATTATTAAAATGTTAAACAATTATACCTTTCGTATCCGGCTACCGGATAACAACCTCATTACACTACCAGCCTTACGAATAACCGGGGCAGTGACCTCGATGACTATCGTTTGGGCCAACGAGGTGTTATGCGACGGGATAACGTGGATCGTGGCTGTGCCGGTCTTACGGACAGTCAAGTTCCCACGTGGGTCCACATACAATGCGTCACCGGAATAAAACGCTTGCTGAAATATCACGTTAGGAAGGACATAGGCCGGGAACAGACTCACGGCAATCCTCTGGGAGACAGTATTCCCCAATGTCACCCTTTTAACGTATCTCAATTCCATTCTAGTGGGAGCCAATAACGCTTGACTCATCAACGATTGCTCGGCGGCTCTCATCGACGCAATCTGCGCATTACCCTCGGAGATCATAGCCTCGGCCTCCACAGCGGCGGCAAGAGCATCATCGGACGCTTGACCGGCCAAGCCTGCCTGTTTTTTGGCCTCTTGAGCATTGATATTTGCTAAGCCCGCCGCTGATATGGCATTCCTCGTGGCCTCGATGGCCTTATTTGCTTCCTGCAGGGCGGTCTTTGCCGCCTCCGTGGCTTGCGTACCACGGGCTATACATTTCCACCAAGCCGTATCGGTCAAGGCATGGCCTTTATTCTCATCCTTCACGGACAAATAGCAACTATCGTCCGTAGTGATAAAATCAAAGCGATCATATGAAGTACCGGAAGCGTAGGCACCAGCATCAGTGAAAGCGACCTTTCCTAGAAAAATCTTTGTCATAAACTATATGATTTATAATCCAACATTCAAATAAAGCTCACCAGAGATTTGGTCGAACTTGATCAAGTTTGGACTCACCTCGTCGTCGAAACTCATATATAGCCCCATGTCGATCTCGTCGATAGAGAACGTGGGATACAAAACACCACCCTTCGCCAAGACTCCCGTGTCAATATATTTCTTCGTGCCCTCGTCCCACTGCCACCAATTACCGTTATCGCCCATCTTAGGGGGATTATCTCCATACTCTTTAGCACGGTTCCCTTGAGTCTTGGCAAAATTTCCTTGCGTATTGGCGTAAGAAGCTTTCTCATTCGCCAATTTCGCCGCATCATTTGCGTTTTTAGTTGCGATCTCGGTATCTTCCTTGATCTTCTCTAACCCATCGTGGGCGGTATTAGCGTTAGCTGCAGCTTTATTGGCTAGATCAGCTGCGGTATTAGCCTTACCGGTTGCGGTATTGGCGTTCCCTGTCGCAGTGATAGCATTCGCCGTAGCTGTATTAGCCTTAGCCGTGGCCGCCTCCGCATTCAACTTAGCCGTATTAGCGTTGTTAGTGGCGGTGATAGCGTTCTTTGTCGCTGCAATAGCATCCTGCGTAGCCTTCACCACATTGTCATAAGCCGTCTTGATAAACTCAAGGCTAACCTTTACGCTCTTGTTTGTCGCATCCACTCCTAGCGTCCACAATCCAACAAAGGACGTAGCCGCCTTTAACTGTGATAATTTTACTTTCTTAATCGGCATAAGTCTTCATATCTATACAAGTTTCACCATCCTCCTCCAACACGATCCACTCACCGTCTTCCGTAGCTAGGATATATTCCGTCTCCCCAATCCGGAAGACAGTAAATACAAACGTCAAGTCAAACTCAAGGACGACCCCATACTTATCCAGCTGCAAGAACTTGCAACCAGACATTTTCTTGTAATGTACAGGATACTCCTCTCCCGTATATTCCACGTATAGGGAACGTAATTCCGGTTGTATCAAGTCATTGAAAAAAGCGTCATAGCATCTCCAAAAACGGACGATATCCCTCGCTTGCATCAAGCACTTGAACGTACATTCCTTGCTATTGAACACCAGTTGGTCAACGTCATATATCTGACCGTCATTGATCTCAATCTTACGGAGCAAGTTCTGTTTCACGGTCGGGGATTTAAGCAATTCCTTCCGGCCATCTTTCACAGTGATACCATAATCCCTAAGAGATAACCCGTCAATCTCATAATCACTTCTTGGTATGATCACGCCACAATCCCCGGCCGGAGCGTAATTAACCAATCTCACCGGCTTATCCTTTACTAGCTTTAGGCTAAACCGAGTTGCGTCAAACCAAATCTTATTATCGTTATGCGACGACAGACGCAAGCTCCATTCACGTCCCAATGCCGTAATGTAGAATATATGATAACCGGGCTTACCTATATGATCAATTAAACTACAAGCATCTTCCGCATAAAATGACAGTGTGATTTCACAGGGATTTAAAATGGGTGTCTCAAGGTCAACCTCAATGCCATCCTCTTCCGGCCAGTCATTACTATCAGGATCATCTAACGACGGGAACGTTGCCACCTCATCAAAACCACCCCGGATAAAAACAGCTCTGTATTGGGTGTATATCTCTATTCCATCTATGTAACAAGCTCCTTTCATATCACAACATATTTACTCCTTTATCCACAATTATCTCAAGATGTTCACAAACAGCCCCCATCTTCTTATTGATCTCATTCAACTTATCGGTATTTATCTCGATATTCCTCAAGTGCCCGGTTATGACAATCATGTTATCCTTTATGATCTTGACATTCTCGTTTACCATCAAGGTCGAGTTTTTCATTTCCGTAATGGACAGCACTATGCCATCTTGCGCCGCAGTCTGCTCATTTATAGCCGCAACAATATCATTCAAAATGATAGAGACGGCCATCAACCGACCGTTCATTTCCGTTACCGAGTCTTGTGAGACAGATTCTATTCCCTTCTCCACCGCAGAACGAGAGGACTCATCCTGTTGTTTCAAGTCAATTCCGGCATCCTTCAAATAGCCGTTCACAGTACCAAGGATATTCTGCAATAGAGGCAGGTTCTTTTCATAATCCCCTACCAACGTACCCGTACGCTCCGCCACCTGCTTCATCAGCTCCGTCTCGGTCAAATCCCCCGAAGCATATTTATCGTATAGGGCGGCGATATCATCATCGAATTTGCCTACAACTTTCTTAAGCACGATCGTCCTCATCATATCAGAGACAATATCCCTAAACGTATCAGACGCATATCCCTTAAATGAGGTAAGAGCATCCTTTCCACTGTCCAACCAATCCCAAAGGCTATCCACGAAGTTCCCGACTAAAGGCTCATACAAGGAACTCACATAATCATGCAGCTGCTCAAGGTACTCATCGTACTTTTCCCTAAGCTCAATAAGGCTTTCCAAGGTCTCTTTCGTCTCACCGACAAGTTTCTCTCCATAATTGTCGATAAGGTCTTGCGCAAGTGTTTTATTGATTAATCCCTTGTCATCAAACAAATCCTCTCCCAGGTTATTTTTCACCCATGAGATAAGATCTTCCGTTTTCTGGGATTTTGCGCCAATGCCGGTACCGAGAAATCCCTTGCTCTTTTTCCTTGTTTCAATTCGGAGATTATCAACGGCTTTTGATATTCCTTCTTTATAGTTTTGTCCAGTCCACTTTTGCCACATCCCAGACCAGCCCAAAGGGGATAAGGTGTTCATTATTCCATTAAGTGCGCCTGTCAACCAACCACCGCCGCTCTCATTCTGGTATATGGCTTGCCCCTCGTTCAGTTTCTCATAATAGGACCTCAAAACCTCATCATGAATCTTCCTGTAATTACCCAGACTATCCAGACCATTGCCTGAGAACCAATCCTCCTCCGCTTGCCTTGCCTCAAGGACAGCGATAGTATATTCGTTGACAGAGTCTTTCAGCCTATTGATTTCCTTGACCTTTTCCGAGTACGCCTCATACTGGCTGTATGCGTCACCGAACAAAGAGCTCAACTGCTGCAATAACTGGATACCAACTGAAATGATTCCCAATATCACAGACGCTTTCTCCACGGCGGACATCTCCTTCGCCGCAGCGCTGGCCAACGTGCTGATACCATCCATGGATAAAGCCGTGAAAGAGGTGATATCACCCATGAAAGATATGATCTGTCCCGACGTTCCACCGATGGAATCACCCACACCTTTCAAGTTCGACCCTAGTTCCTCGACTTGCTCCGAAACGGACTTCTCGGCTTTCCTGTAATTATTGTCAGCCTTTACGGATTTATCCTTCGCCTTATTATATATATCGACGGCCTCCGCTACGCTTAGATACTCGTTCTCAATATCGATAGTACCCGTATCACCATTCAGCTTGGAGCTCTTTATCCCCTTTATGATCTTTCCTCCCGACCGTACATAGTCAAGCTGGCTCTTAGCGTTGGCGAGCTCCTGTCCCACCTCCGCCAATTCCTGTTTCCGGTCCATGAGAATCCTGAACGGGTTCCGGCTCTCCAACTCGTCAAGGATCGACTGGATGGTATTGGTATATTCTCGCAAATCCTCCGGCTTCAACACCTGTGCGGCGGTTTGCTTGGCATCCTCCAATTGCTTCAATAAGGAATTCAATGTCTCAGAGGACGTGTTCTTAAGATTCTCAAAAGCACGTACATATTCGGGGGTTTGCCTCAATTGTTCAAAATCAAGCCCCATCAAAGATTTACCCTTATCCTTGGTCGCCTGCGCAATGGCCCGGTCTATCTTCTCAACCTTTGCGGTATCTCCTCTCTCTACGTATTTGCCACGTTCCGCACGTAAGGCCGCGATATCATCGTTGAATTTCTTCTCTATCGCGACCCGTTTATCAGTATAACTCTGGTACTCATCCGTCAACGACTTATATAAAGAGACTTCCGCCTTCTTTCTTGCGTCTGCAGCGGCTTTCTCATAAGCTACAAGGGCATCCTTCTTATCCTGTGGCAAATCCGCCCTTGTTTTTGTCTTAGGCTCAAAAACAAGGCCTTTTTTCTTATAATCCGGATGTTCCTTTTCCCATGCCAACTGCTCGATCTTCTGCTGACTTTTTATATACTCATAGGCACGACGCTCATTCTCCGCTTTGGCTTTCCGGTGATCAAGTTCTATTTGCGCCTGTTGCTTAAGGAACCCCTCTTCCATGGCATCAATCTTAGCCTGGGAGATTTCCAATTCTGCCTGTACGGAAGCCTCCTTCTCACGTTGCGTCTGCTCATTCAATTGGCGTAAGCGTTCCGCACTCTCTACTTTCAAGCGGTTGGCTTCCTCTTGCCTTTTCTCCTTTGAATTAAGCGTCTTACTATCAATCTCAAGATTTTTCTTTAGCTGATCAACAATCTTTTGCTGGTCGTCAATCTCTTTTTTAGTGGCGGTAGAGTTATCTTCTTTCAACTTTTTAAGTTTCTCCTCAGCCTCCGTCAATTCTTTTGTCCATCGCACCTTTCTCTCGGCGACGGTCTCGGCATGCTTACTCTCCTTCTTCTGTACCTCGATCAACGCTTCCCGAGCCCGTGACAGGTTTAATTCGATCTCTATAGATGAGTTTCCCTCATCGACCGCCTTTTGATAACCATCAATAAGCTCCTGTATCTTCTTTGAGGTCATCGACAGGTAATCGACGCTTTCCTTGCCGAATCTCTGATCAATATCGGAGAAAGCGGAAGTCAATGTCTCATTATCCATTTTCAATGCCTCAATCGCATCCCGGACCGGGTTATCAATCTTCGACAAACGTTCCACCCCATCAGCGCCACGTGTATAAACGTTCTTTGAAAAAGACCTGACAATATCGGCAGCGACATCAGACAAGACACCATTCTTTTGGATATCCTGGACGATCGTTGAATAAAGGGCCGAGGCGTCACACTCATTCTTCACCTTGCTACGGATAGCCTTCTCTAATTGCTCCAGATGTTTTTTAGAATCCTCCTTATATGTGTCGGACGCAACACCCTTGGCATCGGCTATAGCCCGGTCGATAGCTGATTGCCTAGCCGCCGCACTCACGGCCTCATAAGCCCGGGTGACATTATCCAGCGACTCTATCTCCTCACCAAGCCCACGCAGATATTCGCCATATTTATTAAGTATCGATTTCTTAGCGTCGTCATACTCCTTGGTCCCCCTTTTCGCAGCCTCCAGTTTTCCGAACAAGCGATCGATCTCCGTCTGTTCCATGGTGACCTCGCTATTGAACTCCCGAAAACGGTCATTCAACTTACCCTGCCACTTCTCGGCATCGGTTTGATAAGTTATCAACTTATAGATACCATAAGAAGCCGCCAATATGCCAGCTAACGCAATTGTCCAAACATTAGCTGCAAGAACCGCATTCAATTTTGATGTAGCGGCAGTAAGTAATCCAGTAACCCTAGCTCCAACCGATTTAGCGGCAGTATTGGCAGCAACACCGGCCGTATTCAAACCTGTTTCAAGTGTATTAGCCTTCCGGACAGAGGAATCAATCAAGGCTCTTTTTGAATTTACTTCCCTAGCGGCTGTATTCTTATTGATCTCAGCCGTGTTCAACCTTTCCTCAGCCGTATTCAACGCTGTCTCAGCTTTCTCTATTCCTTTCGTGGAAATAGATGTATCAACAGCCTTGATTTCCGTACGATAAGCGACAACATTTCGTGCGTGTTGAACCTCCTCCGCCTTGGCTATGGCAATTTTCTCGGATATCTTGGCTATCTCCCGGTTTTTTGCGGCTATCCGGGAATCTATAACCGCTGTTTCCTCACCCGCAGAGGCAAGAAGCCATCGCTGGTATTTCATTTCCTCCACACTCGCAATCGCAGTCTGCTTCTGGTCTTGTAATTTCAAGGCCAAGAGAGCCGCCCTGCTTTGCTTCTCGCTCTCCATAGCCATCTTCTTCTCTAGCGCAGTGACTTTCGCCGTATCAGCGTTCTCTTTATCGGCTATAGATGAAGAGCGGGCGGCTTCCAACTCCTCTTTCCTCAACTGGACATTCTTTATGGCTTGCTCACGTAACTCATCAGCCGCCTCCAAACGATCCTTGGCGGCATCAAGCTCCGTATTGGCAACTACAGCCACTTGGGTTAAGCGGTCCATTTCGGTCTTTATCTCGGTCTTTAACGCCTCGATATATTCCTTCGTCCCGGCGATCAAGCCTTGCTTAGATAGGTTCGCCTTAATCTCGGTTGTCTCTAGGTTCTTTAACGCCTCGGACTCGGCTTTGATAATCGCCACGCTCTCGGCCTTTTTGAGAGCGCCATAATAAGCTGCATTAGCGATAAGGGCGGTCTTATGCACACCATACAAAGCGATAAGTCCAGCCAAGGCGGAACCGATCTCCTTATAATGATCAACTAAGTAATTAGCCCCGGAAATACCACCTGTTATAAGAGCGTCATTAGATTTACCCACCTCATTGAACTTGGTCTCGATATTATCCATAAGATTGGATATCTGACCTGTCACAGCCTTCGACTGATCCCTCATCAAATTAAAGAAGGTTCCACCCTTATTGGTCATGTTCTGGAACGCTTTCTCAACTTCCGGGAAGCCTACACGACCGGCCTCAACCAAGGTATTCACCTCGCCGACACTAACATTAAGGATTTTCGCCAGTTCCTCATAAATAGGGATACCACGCCCGGCGAATTGACGAATATCCACGGTGTAAGCACGCCCTTGGCTACGCAACGTCCCATAGAGATAGATAAGATCACCTAAAGGAACAGAAACACCGGAAGCGACATTTCCAAGCATCTCCAGATCGGAGGTTATCTTATCGGCAGCCGTACCATACGCAAGAAGCTGTTTCGCCCCCTGCCCTACCTCCGTCAAGTTAAACGGGGTGACTGCGGCAAAATTAACGAGCTCTCCCATCAATACCTTTGCCTTTTCCCCACTATGTAACATCGTCCGGAAAGCGATATCCAGCTGTTGGAAAGTTCCATACACCGACACCATCTCAGAGGCGAGACGCTTAGCCATGTCCAATGACAGAAAGGCACCGGCAGCCGCCTGCATCCGCCCAAATGATTTAGCGACAGACGCACTGGCCGTATCGGTATGGCTTTGCATCATATTGATGTTCTGTACATATCTCTGTACGTTTCGCTGCATTTCGGATATATCCAGCGTCGCTTTAATTCCTATCGTTCCTTGAGCGTCCATTTACGTGTTACATGAATTGTGCAAAATATTCGTTAGCGTGAATTTTCTTTTCCAGAATACGGGACGGATCATCCGTTTTCTCATTTTTTGGTTTACTACCCGGTATAGCGGCATTGAGTAAGATGATATTGAGATAAGACCTCTTGGATACTACCTCCTCAAAGCTCATACGGTAATATTTCATCACTCCGCTGATGGTTGACCAAGCGGAGTCACTTCGGGCGTATTCGTCGTCCTCGTTATCTCGTTTAGCCCTTTTAGGAAAATGATAGTGTGTAAAAAAAAAGTGGCGTCCATCGTTTTCGCCATGTAATCCTGCAATTTTTTATAACGCCGCACGGTTAATCGTTTTTTAATGTACCCCCCGAAAAGCCAACGCATCCATGAGCTACGGAACATCGTGAGCACGGCTATTTCCGCCATTTTCTTGGATTCCCCATGGAAAAGTAAGGTTGCGGATACATCTAACAGGCCTTTTACCTTATCCTGTGTAATCTCTGGTAAATCCTTGGTTATCTCACCGATATCCCAAATCTGGTTATAGGTTATGGGATATACGAAAAAAGGAAGCAGACCGAATCGAATAATCGTCGGACGCTCCCCTATGGTATCGGCTACCCGTTTTTGTACATTCTCGTCTTTCATCCTCTCTCTACATTAAAGCCCCGGCCCGTATCGACCGGGGCTAATTCAACATCAACAACCAACACTACATATCAACGCCGGGAATCCGGCTAAACAACATCACACCTCAGCGGGGGCGGGAGCCGTATAAATCTTATTACGGGCCCCGCTGATCTCCTTCCCTGTCTTATCAAGGTTAGCGACCTTCTTGAACTCAAGGTTGAAATTCGGGAATCCGGACTTACCGATCGTACCGGTCTTTGTCACTTTCACTTTCATCTTAGCCCACTGGAAAATACGAGCAGGGAAATCTTGGAATTCTTTGGTCTTTAGTTCCACCGCTTGGTTAGGCAATTTATAACCTACCGTTTCCTCATTCCACTCCCCTTTCTTTGTATATCCATAAAGATATTTATAGGCGTTTTCCCCCATGTCGTAGGTCTGGACGGTAAAGCCCTCACTACCGGCGTCGGAAGGAAGCGAGGCATAGAGCGTATCCATATCCTCGACCTCTATATCGTTGTCACCCGGAGCTTGGTCATTATGAGAAAGCGAATCTTTCGGGATCGCAGTCACCTTAAAAATATTGGCTACCGTCTCGAAATCCGGATAATTGCCTGCGTCCTCGCCAGTCTCAATAGCAGGCGCCAATTTTAGGTAATCAATACCATATACCGCTGTTTTTGACATATCACTGATATTTAATTATAATACGTTACTTTAATTCTAAAATTCTGATAATGAGTATTATCATCATCATCTGAAAAAGATTCATCATAAAGGGAGAATTCAGCACCGGAACGTTTTGTGTAAACATTGCCTTCCGCATCTTCGGTCTCCTTGAACAATGGGGCTACCAGATCGGATATCTCATCAATCCTACCGCTATCCGGTTCATCGGTATCACTATCCTTCACATGGATATTCACGTTGACATATCCTTCTTGCAGCCCGGATTCTTGGGGAAACGGAAGATGATTAACGACGATATATTCCCTCCCGGAGAAATTACTCTCCCGATTGTTCTTAAAAATCCGGACACCCAAATTAGGAGCCGTCAGGATCTTGCATATTATCGTTATGGCTTCCTGTCCTCTCATTAAAAACCCGCTTTAGAAAGTATATTCCTCATTTTCGCCTTTACCTCATCCTTTAAATACTTCTCCGTTCCAGACAAGACGTTCTTACCCCTATTCTCCACCGATCGAGCGTAATTCATTCCAGCGATAATCAACAGAGTGTATCCGGTATCCCCGGCCAGCATCTCATGTATTTTATTATCCGCAAGAAATGCGGATTTATCCGTTATTCCGGAGCTACGCTTGAACTCACATTCTATGATCTTACCATCGAAAGCTATGACATAACCTATCGAGTTTCGTAGATTACTAGTCCTATCGATATAGGTTCCATGTTTGCGGGCATGGTTTACGGAGCCTTCCCCGATAACACGGAAGTTAAAGCAAATAGCCGCCTCGACTCTTTGAAGCTGCAATTCTAAAATGCCCTGTACCTTATTCCAATCCCCAGTCCTCTTGAAACTCATAAGAATATGCATGATTTACGTTTCACCGTACCAAAGCCTTTCACCCTCATTTCGACATTCGAGACAGTCCCATCCGCATTCGTAATACGAACACGGTCCCCCAGCTTTGGGATCACGGATAAAATAGAAGTTAACACTACCTGATAGGTGTACACATCGTCCTTTCCGTCTGCTGACGGAATGGTTCTCGCCGCTTGGTTACCATGAATTTTGCATGCACCTAAATCAATCCAGTTCTCATCCGCTTTCACCGGGTTGAAATCATCGTCATGACCGCCACCGGTTCTAACCAACAACTCTATTTTATCATCGTGCCACATATTACCAATAACTGGAACCGTCCTCAATAGATGTCAAGTCATTATCAAGAAGATACTCGGAGGAATCAAAGTCAAATTGCTTACACAACATCCTCATGTGCACTTCCAGTCCTTCCCGGTCATAAGAATTCGCACAATCTACTTCCTTTTCCGAAGTCAAGGAACGTAGACCAGATAGATAACCTAAAACAGCCTTTACAACCACACGCTTGTCCTCACATTCATCATCAGGCATTAAGCCAACATCATCGAGGGCATCATCAACAATCAACTTTGTAGGATTGAAATGCAAGCATTTGGCAATGAACACTTCCGAGTTCTTCATGATAACTTACTCCTTATTAGTTTCCGAAAGCTCCTTGATACGGTTATCAAGAGCCAGTACGACAGAGACACGAGGCTTTTCCAAGGCGTTCTCGGCAGCCAGATAGCCTTTCAGCTTCTCAGCGTCCTCAAAAGTCTTGACTGCGGCCACGATCTTCTGCCATTGCTGGGTCATGTCAATATCGGTAACAGGTTCCCTTTCCGAGTGCCCGGTGTCCGGCTTACCTCCGCCGCTACCATTCTCACTAGAACGGGCATCGACCTTCGCTTCCCCGGATTTCTCCCCATCGGCCACTCTCAAGGCCAACCCCTTCTCGATCGCATGTTCCGCACGATCATCCGGTAGTGACGTGATTACGTCACCCGGATAGAACATATCTCTCGTTTCCTTATTCCGAAACGCCTTAATCGCTACAATCTTCATAACTGTACCTGTTTATACCTCCGGGACATTGTCCGCCGAAGTAGGGTTAATAACTGAGGCGTCTTCCGCAAATTTCTTGTCGGTATTCCGGACCTGCAGATTCACGACGCCATTGATTGCGGTCACGATTGGCACCGCACGCCAAGTAGCCTGAGTGAACTCCGCCGGAGTCTGGCCGGAGCTTTCTCCCGTACGCCATTTAGCAATACGGATGCCGTGATCTGCGTCCGTATAATCGACATCGGGATCTGGCATAAGTTTATTATCCTCGACCGCAGGTTGAACCTCCGCCAATTTCTTGTCTTTAGTCTCCGGGATAAAAGTAACGACGTTCTCATCCCAAGGGATAATATTAGTGGGTTTACCGTCCTTTTGGTAAGCCGTACGCTTATTGATCTCCACGATAGGAGGAATTTTCATGGAGGAAAGCAAGGCGTCAAACTCGTCTTCTTTCACGATCCTCGTGGCCTTGTCCCGACCTAGGGCGGCCAACCGGATATTCAACGTACGCAGCATCCAGTACTTGACCCATGGCGCCACCCATATCTCCTTGAACTCGATACCTTTTTGCCGATACATATAAATGATCTTGACAAACAGGCCAAGAAGATCCATGCTCTCATTATTCAAGTTGGCCTCGGTCCACTCAAATTCCTTCGGGAGCAACAATTTATTTTCCGAAGGCATCCCGTAATCAACCTCATAAGTTATACCCTCCGGATTATCAACCGCTGGGTCGAACAAGGCAACGCCACCACCGGAAAGCGATTTCAAAAGGATCTCGTCTGCGACATCCTTACAACCCAGATAACCGTCCTTGAAATCACCTAGGATGATCTTCTCCATTTCCTTGATTTTCTGCTCCGGATTAAGATGATTGTTCTCATACACCTCAAGCAAAGACCTCAACGTCTTTACCGTCATCTTGAACTTATGTCCGAAACGGGGGATTTCCCCACTCCATACCTCGAAGCCCCGCCCTGTACGCAACGGAGTATCGGAATCGTTACCGATCACGGCGGCACGGATACGGACACTGTATTGCCCCATGATACCTTCCGCCGTCAATCCCAGTTTAGGCGGACGAAAATCACACAGACGATCCACGTAGGTCTGTTCCCACAATGTCTTGTTCGCCAAGCTAGCCTGATCAAACATAATCTGCATCGACCCAAGCCAATCGATAGGTTTACCTGTCTTGGGATGATTGACATCAAATGTCGTAAATATAGAACGCATTTTAAACCTCCTCTCTTAATACGATTTCGTGAATTGGATATTGGGGTTTGTCTTAAGGCAGTGCCCCGCAATAAACTTCTCCGGGATAGGCGGGATACGTCTTTCGTAGAAATACGCCCCCTTAGAGTCCGTCGTGACATCAACACTCGTCTCGTCCCGACCGACAACCGTACCCTGCTGTTCCGCAGCGTTAGTAACTCCCTGTGGGGCGTCAACCGGGAAAACAACCGGAGCCTTGCCCTCACCCTCAACGGAACCCGCCATAACCTCAAACAAGGCATCACCAACTTTCAAGCCGGTTATCTCCTTCGACAAAGTGATCACATAACCATTGCGGTCATGCTTGATTTCCTCAATGCTAGCCGTGTCCTCAAAGTTCCCTGTCTCACCTTTCGCCACATGGTCATTGACCATGAAGATAGGAGTCAGATACTCATCACACTCCAAGGAAACCTTCTTAGCGTCCGTCGCATTAATGGCGACAACCCTTGACGCCTTCAATACAACGACCTTACGAAGTATCTCGTCATATTGGGCTAGGGACGCTTCCGGAATAACAGCTCCAATAGGATATTTCACCTTGACAATATCCAGATTGAAACCGCCGCTAACACTCAAGGCAGGCGAACCGGTACAAACGGGACGCATACCGCCAAACTTTTGTTTCCGAAATTTCATTTTACTCTCAATTAATAGTTAAACTTACTTTTCCTCAGAGGCAATCGCACTCAACCAACCGTCAGCGACAGTCTTGTTCGCCTGATCGTCGGAGACCTGCGCTCCTTCTGCGGTCTTGGGCTTTAGACCTTTGTTGATAAGATGTTGTTTGTAACCCGTTAGGTATTCTTTCGGGTCCTTGTCCTCCGGTACGGTAACAAACTGCATCTCATCCTCACTCAAACCCAGATCCTTCATTGCGCTGGCTATTTTCGTTTGCCGTTCCGATTTGGTTCTTTCGGCTTCATAGGCATCGATCTTCTGCTGGAAAGGCTTCCATCTTTCTTCCATTTTGGAAGAGAAATAGTCATCAAGCTCATCAGCAGTGTAAGTTTTTTTGCCTCCCTTGCCTTTTCCCTCTTCGCTACCACCGGCATTCACAGGTTTCCCGTCCTTCAATCCGTGCTTTTCCTCGTAATTACTTACAGAAGTCGAGGCAGCTTCATTAGCCCGGTAATCACCATACGATTTCACAACGTCTTGAATAGTGATGCCGTCCACAATGGCCGTAATCTGACTTTCATCCGTTACATTTTCCGCTTTTTTAGTCGCAATCCGATCTAGGACCGCTTCGTCTATGCCCACAAACTTGGTCTTCAACGCATCCAAAAGTTTCTTTTTCATAACCAACATTCAATTTTGCCGGTAAAGATATAAAGTTTTTTGTATATGCATCTATTAAACACACTTTACAACTAAAAGCGAATCAATATATTGGATTAATAATTGATTTTTTATTATAAAAAAGTTATTCATATCTTTCATATATTAAATATTTGGTATATTTTTGTAATGAATAAATGAATTTATTAAACGCATATAATTTTAAGAATATGGATTACGCAGTATTATTTGTAGATGGAAATCTAAAAGAGTTTCAAACACGTGAAGAAATGATGCAATTTGGTGTCAAGACCAAATGGAACCAAGTAGTTACCTATGGTAAAAAAGGATACTTGAGCCTGCTCACTACCAAAAGTGGAAAGAAGTAAAGGCCGGTGCCATCAACAAGAACAATTTATTATCAACATTAATGCTACATTATTATGACAGTCACAGATTTAATTGAACAATTACAAGAAATGAACCCGGAAGCAGAGGTTCGCTTCGCTTTCCAACCAAGATACCCACTTGAATACAGGATAGGGGAAGAGATCGTCCAGACCCAGGACGAAAGTAAAGTCTACATCGCTGATGCCGGCCAGATCGGTTACTTAAACAGCGAAGTCTCGGAATTATTAGATTGGAATTAAACAACCGGGCGGTCAACCGCCCATAAATGCTACATTGATTATGAAAGTGATTATTAAAGGACAATCCGTTGATACCAAGGTATTAGTTATCAACAATGACAAGAATGAGATCATGATTACCGAGAGCGAGGATGGTAGTTTCATCGTAACCAAAAGAGAGGACAACGAAGAGGTCATTGCCGCTTATGTGAAACCGGAAGAGACTAACGAGAAACGCCCGGTCATGATAATGATCAAGAATGTAAAAGGTGACGGATTTTCAGACGCATGCCTCTGGGAATTGAACCGGAGCGGCGTTGAGACCGGAAGTGTTATCAAAGGTGTTTTCGATCCAGTGAGCAATGCTGTTGATTTCACGTCCCCCAATGGCGATGACTGTTGCGCATGGGTCGACTCCACATGTGAGATCCTACAAACGATCCCGAGGCATGAGCTAAAGCCCGGAATGGTGTTTTTTCATGGAGACCACCCCGAGAACCACGTCGTCCTATTGAAAACGTACAAAGAGAGTGCCTCGATGGATCACGTGCAACGCAAAAACGATCGCCCCGAACGCTACTCTATGGGATACGGATGGTTCGACTCTTATTACTATGTCCGGACAATGCCGGATGATGAGTTCAATAAATACAAACTTGAAGATTAGGCGATATGGCCTCCAGCTATGAAGCCCCGGCGGAGGTCCGGGAGCTTGAAAAAAGACTTAATGATTTCAGCTATCGGAAAGGATATAATATCGACCAAGTCTTTGACGACTTCCTCCGTTATATCATATGGGCTTTCTCCCTTGATGGGAAGCCCATCGATAACTGGAAATACAAGAAGGAAGAGCAACTATTTTTCCTTGAACTGTTACAAGAGTGGATAAGTGTAATGGATAAACAGATAGCCCTTCATGAATGGTACGACGCTTTCGGCGATTTATATATGTCATGCATAGCATCCTCCGGAAGGCAAAGCGGCCGGGCACAATTTTTCACACCACCGGGAATATGTGATTTAATGGTAGCTATCAGCGACAATGGAGAAAAAAAATCCACCGATATATGTTCAGATCCTACATGCGGCAGCGGCCGTAACCTACTGGCGTTCCACATTAAGCACCTCGGGAACTACCTTTGCGCAGAGGATATAGACCAAACATGTTGCATGATGACTGTTTGTAACTTTATCTGTCATGGGGCCGTAGGAGAAGTGATATGGCATGACTCGCTCAATCCGGATAGTTGGTTTTACGGATGGAAGGTGAACGAAGGACTCAACAACCCTCTTAGTAAATACTACGGAATACCCCATGTAAGAAGCATAGAAAAAGAAGAATCGTATGTATGGCAGAACTGGCAAAACATGAAGGCAGAGTATGAAAAGAAAAAACATGAAGTTCTTCCTGCCGATCCGCCTCTAACAACTCCACAACAAAAGAGCCAACCGGTTCAATTAAGTTTATTTGATTAATAATAAAAAAGAAAACAATGAAACGATATAGATTATTTCTCAACGGAATACTGGTTCACGAATCAGACAGCCTCACGGAAGAAGAGTGGCTCATGTGTTTTATTCCCGGATCGAAGATTTGGGACGATTTTGACGGATTATATATTTCATAAACAGATCGCATATATTAAATATTTGATTTATTTTTGCGCTAAACCTAAAAAACAATGCGTATGGAACTATCATTAGAAGATTTATTAAAACAAATTGACGAAACAAAGTACTTGACTTTAGAATCAACCACTGCTATTGACTCTTTCGGATGTGACATTGTTCCCAGACTACAAAAGAAGCTATCTTTAGATGAGAAAAATAAAAATCTTTCAGAAAACGATGTCTGGGATCAAATCAGAGATCGCAAAATCAGCAGCGATATGGTAAGAAATGTATTATTTAAAAAATAGCAATATGGATCTCAAAAGTTTAAGAATTGGAAATATCGTACAAGCAGGCGTAAAAAAGGATACTCCTGCAGTTATTGTTTTATTGAAAGAAGATGGAGCAATAGCCCGAACGAAGCAAGGTACAGACATGGAACAGATATTCCCTTTCAACCTTACCGAATCAATTTTAACAAATTTGAAATTTGAACAATCAGGAAATGCAAACCTTAGAATCTACAAAAAGGCCTGTATAAGAGTTGAAGTGAAGGATATATCTAGTTTCGGAAAAAAGGAAACACAATTTATGATCAAATTAGAAGACAGTAGTCTATGGCAAAAAATCATCACTTCAGTCCATGAATTACAAAACTTTTATTATGAACATACAGGACAAGATTTAATAGATGAAACAAATTAGGAAAGTATACCATGTTGAGTTCGTTTCACCAATCGAGATCGATGGAAAACCAGAGAAACATTTCTACTTCGGCTCACAGGCGGCGATTTACGACACTTTCTCCTCCGAGCAGGTAGGAATATCTTACGGTTATTTAAAGTCGAAATTTCACCTTGAGATAGAGCCTTACAGCAACGATAAATGTACCATTCGGCTGGGGGTTTTACGTTGCAAGGAAAAATCAGAATAAAAAAGAGGTCTGAAAAAGCTTCAAGACTTATATAATGAGAAGGGGGAGACGGAGGACACCCCTTCTCATTATATAAGTCTTTCATTTTCAATATGTTATCAAACATACAACAACCTATTGTTTTACATTTTTACTATCTATACTTTTGCATCAAAATTAATCATCTAAAAGATTAAGAATTATGGCAAAAAAATTTATTACCAAAAAAGGTAAAAGCAAACAGTTTCCCAACATGGTATACGTTGATCCTGTAGATGTCAACGCACCGCAAGACTACATTATCAGCAAAAAAGTTATTTTTGATGGAGGCTTACATTCATTTTCCATAGCAGAAGTGAACTGGAAAGGAGGAATTAGTTATGGAATGAGATGGAATATGAGTATGAAAGAAAAGGAGAGAGACGATAAGAAAAACGGTTTGGCTCCCTGTTACGGAATGCCCTTTTCCACAAGAACACCGGTGTGGTTCATTATCCCACATATCACAATCCAAGAGATAAATCGTATGATCGAACAAGAAAAAGAACGATTAGCAAAAGAAGACTTTTATTATGAGTAATTGATCTTTATCGGGGATAAGACATATCCCCGATATTAACCTAAACTTTCGCATACCTTGAATTATCCCTAATGAAATACGGCAACGAAGCCGCATCATTCATGCGTTCCCTGTTGTTATGTATCCACATGACGAAAGCCTTCGGAGGTCTTTTCACCTCTACCTTTGACTGGAACTTCGAAATATCCTCACCCATCAATATCATATCCGTTAACGTCGATATCTCATCATCTGATGCGAGTATAGCGACCGCATGGCATCGGCAATTCGGGTGCCAGCCGACAAACTTGAAACCCTTCGGATACCGTCCGGCCAAATCATCGCATATATCCCTCTCCGGGTGGTTATCAGACACCCGTATCTCGATACCGACAACAAAATTCAATTGCGCCCACCGCTCAAAATCCGCTGTCCGGTAAGCTATATTGGTCTCGGAACGGGTGAAACGCTGGGCGTTCCGATAACTGCTACGGCATTGGCCGGGACCAGGATGATACGATTTAGCATTCTTCGACAGAACCAATTCTCCCCGCTCATTACGCACACGACGATATAACCTATCGGGCTCTTGCAAAAAGCCTTTGATCAAAGTAGCCATCCTGTTAGCTGACATTCCTTGCCCCAAGTAGCAATCGATCGCCAACTCCATATCCTGCCGGAACTGGCCCTCATATTTCCATATACGTTGTGATAGGTTTAGGCCACCATCCTGCCTCGTCTGGGAAAAGAAAGCGTCCATAGCCTTTTTATTCCGGTTGAAGTACATGGCGAAACGTTTATCCGAAATAGCGTTCGCCCCGAATATGGACATTACAAGCTCATCCGCTTTGATATTAGCCTGTTCCCACTCGTTCTTTATTCCGTATTGTACTTGCTGGTAAAGTCGGCTATAAAGCTCCCGCAACAACGCATTCGCCCGATCAGAGATTAGTGGATAATCAGAAAAGGTAAAAGCCTTCTCCGGATCGTAATCCGGCTCGATCTCCAACGCTAACGAAATGAGCCTTCGCATCACGTCCAAATAAATCGTACGAACCCCAGCCGCATAGCCTTCCGTACGGTCGAACAATTCTTTCTTTATCTTTTCCTCATCAATATTGATCATAACCTACTTCTTTTCGAACATGGGACACACCCTATTTCCCCACGCCCTGTAGTATCCTATTTTATCGCAAAATATCATATGGTCGCCATTTTGGCCGCTATGCTTGCAGTTCCGGCAATCGACCAATACCGGAAGTTTACCACTTGTCTGTCCCATCATTCAGCCATTCCAAAAGTGTCCATTTTATTACGTTCCTTTTCCTCCGCTAAACTAGCCTCATGTTCTCTCTGGATACGTTCCTTCTCCGCCTGATTGTCTTTAATCAACGGGTTCATTTCAATGAGGGTTTCCTGTGACATTCCACCGGCGTTATACATCCTTACCATATTGTTGATAAGAGCCTCAATGTCCTCCCCAAACGGTTCTTGGAATTCATGCGTTACCTCTAATGCGTCAAATTCGGCTTTCAAGGATATATCCAGCACATTGCTGATGATAGCCTTGCTCAACTTGAATATCCGGTTAGCATACTCATCGTGTCTCTCCTTGTGCTTGTCCGCCTTGATCACCGCCAATATCATCAATTGCCGGAGAGCCTTGGCCGACACGTTAGACAATCCCTTGATCGTTTCCATGTCAAGTTTCGGAGTGAAAGAGAACCTGTGTATCTTCTCGTCCAGTTCCTCCCCTTCCTGTTTCTGATTCTCCGGGGAGTTGTCCCACGTCAAGTAGCGAACCTCCGGTTTTTTCGTCCCGTCTGCGGTAGGTTTCAGTATGAACAACTTGCTATCCTCTCCCTTTTCGGGAAGAGAATTAATGATTTCCGAGTCAGCAACCAAGGCCGGATCGGAAAAGCGATCATTCACGTCCGCCCGACGGCTCACCATCCATTCCTTTCGTTTTATCATAGGCTCAACCTCAGCGCATTCAGCCTCTTGTTCAAATAATATCACGGGGATTTTTCCGGCACGATTTATTTCTTCCTCCCTTTCCCAGCCAAAGGAACGCCGCTTGCAATTATAGATGATCTTGCTCGTGTAGATATCGACATGATAGACTACCTCGCCACCACCCTCCTGCAAATAATATCCACGGGCAAAAGCTATCATGCGACGGAACTGGTCCTTCATGAAATAGATGTCATCACCAAGACTCTTCGCCAACACCGTCAAGGTAACATCTGCCTTGCCATCATCATTCTGGAACGTATGGAATAACAAGGCACTTTGGGTCTCAGCCCCGGCCAGCCGTTTCGCCTCACGTATCTTTGCGTCAAAGCGTATATGCTTAAGAAAATCAAGATATTTGGAGAAAGCCCTATCCGTTCCCTTGGTTGATTGAATCCATTTCAAGGGACGGCCGTACAAAAAGACTAACGCTATCTCATTGATGAAGACCGGATAAGGAATAGGTATCTTCCATTTCTCTTCCCAACGTAAAAATTTTCGCTCACCTGTTGCGGGATCTTTCTTTCCGAAAACAGCCTTTTTAGGTCGCTTCATCACATCATGCTGCTTTGTCTCATATACCTTCAAAGCCTCACCCACACGCTTCGAGTTATCGGTCATTTGAGCGATAGCCCGGCCAACATCATTCTCTTTCAACAAGACCTCAAACTCTTGTTTCCTCCCTAGGGCTGCATTCACCCCATTCCTAAACCAACCAAACAATCCCATTGTCTATAAATTTTAATTCTACATCATCCTAATGCGTTCAATACGTCCTCCTCATCATCTTCCGAAAACTCATAATTATCATCCAGCAGATAATTAATCGCATAGACAAGGATATCCACATACTCATCGTGAGTCTTAGCCGGGAATTGGCTAACCTCATCAACAAATTCCTCGTTCCAGTCTCCCTCGACCAAGATCACCCGGCCACACTCGATCTTAGGCGATACGGCATGCAAGCGGACCTCCTTGCTATCGGTCGGGGCCGGAGTCCTAGTCACGTTCAACTTAGTATACTTTCGAACCGCCTGTATTACCGAAATACCGTTCGCCTTCGGCTCAATCCGGATCGAGCTACGGCCATCATATCCATGAGCCTTTACGTAATCCGGGATGAACCTCATCAGCTCCGGAAATTCCTTCCACACCTTTTGCGCATGAAAAATAAACAGGTAGTTCTGTAACAGACAGGCCGCCAGTATGCCTGACGGGTCATTATCACTCTTCTGTTTCTTCTCGTCGTAGGCGGTATCAAGAAAGAAGTGTATCGCAGCCCTTCCACGGATAGCAAGGAACTGGGACAGGGAGATATGTCCGAACCACTCCGCCTTGATGATATTACCGCCATCCACGGATGGGGCCTGCTCATATTGTCCGGCGTATTGTCGTGAACCAAGGTCTATCTTCGCCTCGGCGATAACTTCCCGGTCAATACGTACCGGATCGAGCAAGCCGTCAATGTACCGTTCTTTCAGCTCCGGAGGATTGACACGGTCCGACACCTCGGCCGGCAAACAGATATGACGGATCTTGTCTCCCTTCTTCTTGAGCAAATACCCCGTGACATCGTCATCATGCAAGCGCTGCATGATCGTGACCATTGGGGTGTTCTTCTTATCGACCTTACGGGACGATAGTGTCTTCGTATGTTCGTTAGCCTGTAGACGCAGCGAATCGGACTCGGCCTGCTTCGGGTTCACGGGGTCATCATTGAGGATGATATGGGCATGTTTACCCGTGATAGTACCGCCGGTAGACGTGCTATACCTTGCGCCACCCTTCACATTCTCATAACTGCCCTTTCCGGACTTATCATGCCTTATGATTATCTCCGGAAACAACGTCCGATACAGGTCGGAGGTGATTATGTCCTTTGACTTCGAGGCATGCTCTAGCGACAAATCACCGGAATAAGAATTCGAGATAACCCTTAACCGGGGGTCCTGTGTCCACAACCAAGGATGCCACATGATGGTTACGATCGTGGATTTCGTACTACCGGGAGGAATGTTGATGATAATATCGTATGGCTTCGGCAAACGATTGACGATGTAATAAGACAGGTCTTGGAGCTCCTTGCAGATATACTCAATATGCCAGTTGAATACCGGAACCTCCGGTATAATAACCGCCCAGAACGTCTTGACGAAATAGTAGAAAGATTTCCTACACTCATCCGCTTGCACCGCCCTTGCCAAACCTAATATATCATCACCCGACAGATTCACTACTCTTTAGCCTCTTTATCCCGCTTCTCCGCAATACTCAACAACACTTTTCTCTCCTCATCCGAGAGCCTCGATAAATCGAACTCGCTCTTGACCTGGACACCACCGGGAACGACAACCTCCCTACGCTCCGAGTATCCCCGATCCTTGCCCTTTGTCTTTAGATAGAAGATGATAGCCGCCGTGTCACCGTTCTGGATTTTCTTCAATAGCGACGCCTCAGCCACATCTATCTGCAACTCGCCAATATCATCCGCACGAGCCTTAAACTCCGGGTCCTCCTTATACCAGCGATAAAAGGTCTGACGGGAAAATCCCGCTTTCTCGCAAGCGTAAGTCACGATACCGCTACTATCTTTCAAGGATGCCAATAGCTTTTCCTTGTCTTTCTGAATATCATCATCTGATTTCGGCATTATACACCTCCTCCTCTTTCTCTATATAAATCACCCAGTACCGCCCGATAACTTCTCTTCTTAGGATCACCGGCCACCAATATCTGATATACCCTCTGGCATGTCCTAGACGACTCCCGTCCGGTCATACGGGAATATAGTTTCTTCGCCGGCTCATGCCCAGGATACATATCCGGATGCTTGGCCGCCTTTAGCATCGCATCCTTTAGCACTATCCGGTAATCCTTGTCCTTATCGATATCAAACTTCTTGTCCTGTTGCGAGCTCCGGAACATATCCGTATCCCAATAAAGCATGACAAGATCGGCGTTAGGCTCACGGCGCAATACCCTCTCGTAAAGATTGGGGTAGAACTCCATAACCTTCGGCAACGACCGGATCGTGTCAATGCTAAAGAACTGGCTTATCCGCAACTTATTGACCGGGACCCCAGTCTTATACAGATAGACATAAGTCATGGGGAGCGTAAGACGGTTCAATTTTATGTACAACCAGATATCGCTATCCCGCCAGTCATAGATCGGATAAAGGAATATGGAATTACGCATGATGGCAATCGACTGCCGTCGCTGGATAGACTCGGCCACACGCAGCCCGACCATGCACTGGATACTTTGGAACATCTTCTTCCCGAATTGCTGATAGGTCATCCCCATCCGGAACATGGAATGATTACGGATGGCGAACTTAGGCATAGGTCTCACCCACACGCTTTCCTTGCCCGGTTCCCAGCAAATAAAGCTCTCATCGTTCTCCAACCTGTTGCAGCAATTAAAGTGCCGGATAGGCAAGCAGAACCAATAAAACTTGGCACCGAGAGATAGGAAACGGGAACGCCATTCAAGGGCTATCTGCTCAACGTCCGGATAGATAGCTTCCTCATCGAAGAAAACCACGATAATACGGCTAAAAGGAATGGCATACTTGCGCATAGTCTTAACCAGCATATCGCACATGCAAATAGAATCCTTGCCGCCAGAGAAGCTGACACCAACGATCTTATTTGTGTTGAAGGCTTCGAGTATCCTACGCTCAGCAGCCTCCACTACATTAACATTCAACTCTTTTGTAAACATATCTAGTTACGCCTTATGATTTGAGCCTTACTAAACCTTTGTTCCCGTGAGGTCAAGAGATCGAGGAACTGATCCCGGTCAAGACTTGACAGCCGGAATATCTCCTCCTTACTCATACCGATTTTCCGTGATATCTCCTCAACCGACAACCCCTCGCCAAGCAATTTCTTAACGATGTTCTCCATCGGTTCAAGCAAATGCGTACCCCTTGCCCGGTTAAACGTAATTGTCCCAGCCATATCATCCGCTTGCGTGTCATGGTACACGATCACCACCGGAATCTTACCCCTTAGCAAGGTCTTGAGCGGTTCCCGCCCGGATACCAGCCAACGGTGAAACCCGTCGATGATCGTGAAGTCCGGACGTATCACGATAGGAAAGCAAAAACCGTTGCTCATGATACTTTCCGTCAACAGCTTCAAATTCTTCTCCAATACCTTGTTCGGGTTGTAGTCATTGGGCTTTACCAAATCCCTATCGACAAATTGCAGTTCCCGAAGCGGCTTAAATAAATCCTTTTGTTCCATGTCCATACGTTTAAAGGGTTATCTCCTTACCACAATGAGGGCAAACCATCGTCCTAGCCGACTGCATCCCTTGTTCGATCTCCGTGACCTCTTCCTGATCGGCTTGCTCTTTCTCCGGCGTGAACTTCTGCTCCTTCTTCGCCGGCTCATCAAAATGTACCCCCATGTTATCCGGGCTGATCTCATTAATAATGGCGTCGAGATATTCCGGAGTATAGCCGATAATATCGACCTCGCCAATCTCCTTTATGATCCGCTCCACATCACCGAAGCTAACATAGGACATATCCTGTATCTTGTTATCCTCCAATAGCAGTTTCTTTTTCTGCTTATCGGACAGGCCGTACATGACTGTCACGTCGGCCTCTTTCTCCCCCATGTAGTCCAGGGCTTTCTTCTTGCCATGACCACACAGTACCATGAAATCCTCATCAACCACGATCGGGTAATATTGCCCGTATTGTTCCATACTTTGCGCTAACGCCTTGACCTGTTCCTCCGGATGAACGTTCGGGTTGTTTGGGAACTCCTTCAACTGCGATAACAAAACTCTCTTTTTCTCTAACTTTCTACCTTTCATATCACAAACTATTAATAAAACGTCTTGCACTCTCAAACCAGCGGGATGCCTCCATAACGACAGTCTTATCGACCTGCCAATAGTAGCTCCAGCCCTCATCTGTACCGGAGCATTGCATTGGCCATACCCCGGTGCTCTTAATCCATCCCTCCGGCAAGTCGTACACCGGCGGTATTTCCCTGTTCATAAAATAGTGGATCACGGCAAGTACTTGCTCATGCGACCAGTCGGACAATGGCGAATAACGGGTTATCCCATTGAGATCGGTGTAAATGTTCGTTCCTCGCCCCACAAAGTTCCCATCCATGAGGCGACGGCCAAGAAGGACCATATCAAGATTGTTATGAGTCACGAACCAACGCTGCGCTGAATGATGCAGTAACTTATACCACTTCGCCAAGATTTCGGAGCGATACGGGAAAAGCATGTCCGGATGATCAGCCAGCCACCTCATACCGATATTGACATCGTATATCTCTAAGCCTTCCGGCTTATTCCGCTCAACCCATTCCATGAACATTCGCAACTCCAATGATCTTGATGTCCCCATGACACAGCGATAGATTCCGGCCCGCTCACATACATACTGCAGGGCGATGCTATCTTTCCCACCGGACCATGCGTAACCAACACGCCTGCCTCTCGTTACCTTCCAGATAGCATAAACGGTTTTCTTAACCAATGCCTCAGCCTCGGCCCGGGAAACCAAGCTCTCGATATGTTCCCAAGCCCATACGAAATCCTCGTTCCGAGCGTTCTGCTTTCTTCCAATCGCCATATCAATTAAACTGTAAAGCCATTGCTACACTAACCACATTCTGCCCTTGATCATACTTCAACTGTAACCAATTGTACTGCGTGACTTTAAAACGGAGATTCGCTATAAAGCCGGACCACGCACGAAGCGAGTATCCGGCATTCACAACTATTCGCCTATAATCCCAGCCGCCAACCACCTGTAAACGGTCACCATCGAGAAAAGCCCGGCCATTATAAAGATTATCCCACGTTGAATCAATCATGAAGCTGTCTCTTATACACATCTCCGAGCCCACGAGACCGTACTAGATCTCGT